CTAGCACTTATACAGATTTAGTATTGATTGTGTCAGGTTCTAATGCTGCTTCGGCATCACCTCTTATGCAGGTAGGCAACGGTTCTGTAGATACTGGAACTAATTACAGTATGACAGTATTACGAGGTACAGGAAGCGCGGCAAACTCTTTTAATAATCCTGGTGATACTTGGTTTAATACTTTTATGACTTCTGGTACTGGAGAAATTTATACAGTCACAGCAAACTTTCAGAATTACTCAAATACGACTACAAAAAAGACGGCTCTTTTTAGAGCAGGGGCAGCAGGTGGAAACGTCATTGCTGAAGTAGGTATTTGGAATAGCACATCTGCTATTAACCAAATTAAAGTATTACTTTCGGGAGTAAATTTTAACGCAGGTACTACTTTCACCTTATACGGAATCGCGGCGGCATAACTATGGCAAACACAATGACACTTATCGCTTCATCGACTGTTGGTTCGGGTGGCACTGCAACAATTTCTTTTTCTTCAATTCCATCTACATACACAGATTTATTATTCAAATGCTCTGTAAGAACAAATGCTGGGGTAACTGTAGATAACATTTTCTTTACTGTAAATGGTTCAGGAACATCTTATTCAGGAAAAATGGTTTACGGCAATGGCGCAAGCGCGGTTTCATCAACATCAAGTTCAACTCAATTTGATTCTTTGATTCAACCAGGAGCAAGTTCTACTACAAGCACTTTTGGAAGTACCGAAATTTATATTCCGAACTATACTTCTAGCAATTACAAATCATTTTCAGCAGATAGCGTAAGCGAAAATAACGGAACTACTGCTTGGGCAATTTTATCTGCTGGCTTATGGTCTAACACATCAGCAATTACATCTGTAACAATTACAGCACCAGGAAGCGGTTCATTCATAGCCGCTTCAACCGCCTATCTTTACGGCATCAAGAACTCATAAGAATCTAACTCAGGAGAAAACAACTATGGCAAACCCAATCCGCTTAGAAATCAACTGCGAGACAGGCGTGGAGTCAATCATTGAATTGACCGACGCTGAGGTAGCGCAGATGGAAGCAGACCGCGTAGCAGCAGAAGCACGCAAGGCTGAAGAAGATGCGGCAGCGCAGGCTGCAGCAGATGCCAAGGCATCAGCGCAAGCAAAGTTAACAGCGCTTGGCTTAACAGCAGATGAGATTGCAGCGCTTTCTAAGTAGCTGATCTTGTACAAGTGCGCCATCGTTAACTGCACTGCCTACGCTGTCATCAAGGGAATGTGCCTTGAATGCGATAAGAAATTCCGTAAACAATTTAAGGAGAAGTAATGCCATACGGCAGTGACATCACCGAGCCAATTCCATATGCTCTGTCAAACCCTGCAGGATCACAGTCCTATGCTGGTAGCACCGTTGCTTATGACGTAGCTTTTGGTGGTATCCCGTTCTTCCTTAGTACCAGTGACGAAAGTCCTTATCGCCGTACAACTGCCCAGTATCGTAAGCAACAGATTGATATGAGCCGCGAACCTGGTGAGCAGACAATCACCGGTTGGTGGCTACGCTCACAGTCAACCTTTCATTTAGGTCAAGGCGTTAAGTTCTTTGAGCCAGCTCAAGATGAAACCCTGCGCTATCAGTACACCTACAGCAAGGGTCTTAACATTTGGGAAAAGGGTCAGGCAACCCTTCTTAATGATGTGGATAACTACCACTACACAGAAGGTAACTTGCAGCCTAATAAGCGCCCATTCCAGATTACTCGATCTATTAGACCTAACTGGACTATCACCAATAAGGCGCTTACCTCCAACGTGGCAACGCTTACTATTGGTAGCCACAAACTTACTGTCGGTTCAACTATCAATGTTGATAACGTGGACTCCACATTTAACGGCACCTTTGTGCTGACAGCAGTGGCTGCTACAACAATCTCCTACGCTTTAACTGCAGCCAATGTGACCTCAGTTGCATCAACAGGATCTGTCACACAAGATGCCATATTGCTCTGGGATAAGTATGACGTAGACAAGATTGATATTGGTGGCAAGTTAACCCACTTCCAAGATGCTACACCAGACCCAGTATATTCCATCTGCGATGATGGTACCTATGCCTACTGGGTAACTAACGTAGTCTCAGGAACAAGCAAGCTGCACGTATTTAAGAAGTTGTTGACAGATGATGACACCGTATCGCCTACCCTGATGTTCAACGCTACAGGTATTGTAGTTACTAACGCAGTCATTGAGTTTACCAAAGAGCGTTTGGTTATGGCAGTTAACAACTCAATCTATGAGTTTGCTACATCAGCAACTGCGCTACCTACAGCAGTCTATAGCCACCCTAACGCATCCTTTACCTACACCAGCATCACATCATCCGGCGCTGCTATCTACCTATCTGGATTTAACGGCATCCAGTCAACTATCCAAAAGTTTACCTTGAGCACATCTGGTTCTATGCCTACGCTGACATCTGCTATTACTGCAGCTGAACTGCCAGTAGGAGAAGTTGTCTATAAGATTTATTACTACCTTGGCTTTATGGCTATTGGTACAAACCTTGGTCTTCGTATTGCTGAAGTATCAGTCAGCGATGGTTCTATTGCCTACGGCCCATTACTCTTTAAGACAGATCAACCTGTCTACGATGTGGCCGGATATAACCAATACCTTTGGGCAGCAACTGGCGTTGATGGTAACCCAGGATTGACTCGCGTAAACCTAGGTCAACAGGTTGGAACTAACCTAGTCTTTGCCTACGCTTGGGACTTGTATGACCCAACAACTACAGGCTTTATCACAACATCGTGTTCCTTTGCAGGCAATACAGACCGCCTAGTATTTTGTACAGCAAACAATGGAGTATCCAATGGTAAGAACTACATTGAGACAGCTACACGCCTGACACCTACAGGTACTATGCGTACTGCCTTTGTTCGCTACAACACCCTTGAGAATAAAATCTTTAAGTTCTTACAGCCACGCTATGAATCAATCAATGGCTCACTTGCTATCTACTCTGTAGATGCCTACAACAACGAGTATTCAATCGGTTACTTTGACCAAGGCGCAGACATTACCCAGATTGGTATTTCATACCCTGCTACACCTCAGCAGTATCTAGGCTTTAAGTTCATAATGAATCGCTCTACTACTGATAGCAGTAAGGGGCCACTCTTTACTGGCTACCAGATACGAGTACTGCCATCTGTACCGCGTCAGCGCCTTATCCAGTACCCAGTAGAACTCTACGATCACGCAATGGATAAGTTTAGTAACCCGTCTGGTTATGAGAACTCAGCATATGACCGCTTAACCACTATGCAAACTCTTGAAAACCTTGGTGACTTAATCAAGGTAGAAGACTTCCGTACTGGTGAGTCATACCTTGGACTCATTGAAGAGATGGACTTTATCAACCGCACACCAACTGATAAACGATACTCCGGATACGGTGGTCTATTGCTTATTACTATAAGAACGGCATAGGAGCACTATCTTGTCACCGTCAGATTGGTCAGGCATTGTCTATGCCTACTTCTTCGTAGGAACAGCAGCATTGTACGGGTTGTGGAAAGCATTTCATCACGCTATTAAAACAATAGTTGAGATTGCTTTAACCCCAGTATGTGATGACCTACAAAAGATTAAGTACCAGTTATATAACAACGGTGGTGAATCTATGAAAGACTCTGTTGATCGCATTGAACGAGAAACTATTGAACTGCGTATCAATCAAGCAATTATTAAGACTAAGTTGGAGAATCAATGAGCCAGCGTGCAGACTTTATAGCAACAGCCAGTAAAGAGATTGGCACAGTTGAAGGACCAAAGGATAATGAGACAAAATATGGCGCGTTTACTAAAGCGAATTACCTACCTTGGTGCGGCAGTTTTGTTATGTGGTGTGCTAATCAGGTTGGTCTTAAGATCCCAAATGTCGTAAGTACAGTAGCTGGTGTAGCAAAGTTTCAAGGCACCGGTGGTTGGTCTAATGCAGCCACTGCCAAGCCCAAGCCTGGCGACATAGTATTCTTTGACTTCGCACCAGGCGGTGCTCCAGTAGAGCACGTTGGTATTGTGCTTAAAGATAACCTTGATGGGACTGTTACAACCATTGAGGGCAATACTTCACCTGAGCATAAGACATCAGGTTCACAAGCAAACGGTGGAGAAGTAGCAGAGCGCATCCGCGCTTACAAGAAAGATAATAAGCGCAAACTCACAGCATTTATTGTTGGCTTCGGGTCACCGAAGTTCAAAGACTAAGGAGATACAATGAAGTTCAATACAAAAGTACTAGATATGTGGGCAAAGTGGTTCGTTGGTAACGCTCTCACAGCAGTAGTAGTTATCGGAAAGTCACCACTTGACTTCTCAGCAGGAGATTGGAAGCACGCAGCTAATACGCTATGGCTTGCAATCGTTCCAGTAATTATTGCTTGGGCTAACCCTAAGCACGAATTGACAATGACTAAAGCCAAGTAAAGTTTGACTGCGAGGCCAAGGCCCTCGTCCCTTAATCGGGACGGGGGCTTATTTTTTATGCCTAAAATATGCCAGAGTTGCTGTCGTTATTAAGATGAGTCTTTAGACGGTGGCAGTTAGCACAGAGCGTCTGTAGGTTAGACGGGTTGTTATCCCATCTGTCTCCGTTGATGTGGTCAACGTCAAGCTGACTGATGTGGACTGGCTTGAAGCCACAGTGCTCACAGTAATCTTTCTTGTGGACTGCGTACGGGTATAAGAGTTTGTTGTATGCCTTGATGTAGACGGCCTTGCACTTGTATCGGGCGCTAAGGGTTTCTCGCTTAGCATCTCTAAGTTTGATTCTAACAGGACCACAGACTGAGCATATACCAGTCCTGTCCTGCTCGTTAATCGCAGTAAGTCTGTGCTTCATCACGATCTACAGGGCAGGGTAGTTTGACCAGATTGCCACAGTTGACGCAGGTTCCATCTAAGAAATACCAGACTAGCTCGTAGTCATCAAAGGAAACCATAGCGCTAAATACCTGCGACCCACACGTACAGACGTGGATAGGACCTAAGCCCCGCAAATCGGCTCCTGCGACCTCTGGTAACCCTTGTAGCGGGTTCCTATGGCGTAATCTTGGCAGGGTTGGTAGACGGAGCCGCATACTGTCGGGCCTCCTACCTCTCGGCCCGTGAGGGCCGCCTACTGTTATTCGCCTACGGCTCATATTGTAGACACCCTATGCCTAGTATGTGTCTTGCGACACGCCGTGATAAGATGCCCAGTATGACAACACTCGTAGGAATCCAAGGCAACGACTTCGTAGTTCTTGCGGCTGACTCGCAAATCACGGACGGAGATCAACGTATCATTTCCGTTGAGACACCCAAGATAGTCAACACTGGTAAATACTTACTCGGTCTTACTGGTGACTCACGCCCAGGTGACATCCTTGCCTACGCGTGGAAGCCACCGCTATATCGCGGTGAAGAGCCAACGCGCTTTATGGGTAGCAAAGTACTGCCTAGTATCTCAGCTGCGTTCAAAGAAAATAACTACGAGATTGATAACAAGGAGATGAACTTCTCATTCCTTATTGCGTTCAACACAAACCTGTTCTCCATCGGTGGCGACCTATCGTTTAACACATCTGAGCGTGGCCTATTCTCGGCAGGCTCCGGTGGAAATTATGCCCTTGGGTACTTGTATTCCTTGCCACCTAAGAATTACAATAAGGTAATTACAGCAAGTGTGGTTGCAGAAGAGGCAGTCAGGATTGCATCTTTACTGGATATCAATACGCACCCACCAATACAAGTGATAGCACAGACAAGGATATGAAATGAAAGAGTTGATTGCGATTGGTTTGATTTGTTTTTTACTGGGATTTGTAGGAGCCTACGGCTTTGATACCTGGCTAAGCTGGAGGGATGACCGCAAGTGGCGATAGAAGATCCAAAGGAATTACTACTGCACGTATTGCATTCTAAAGATGAAAGTCGTGACAGAAGTCAGCAGACAGAAGTTGGTCCATCAGAGATTGGTGGTTGCAAGCGCAAGGTCTGGTACAGACTCAATGCTCAGCCACACACAAACGATAACCAGTCAAAGCTCGCAGCGATTATGGGAACTGCTATCCACGCAGCCATTGAAGAAGCTATCGGTGCTATTGACCCTGAAGGCAAAGAGTACTTGGTTGAAACCGAGGTTGCCTATGGTGAGATGAAAGCGCACGTAGATTTATTTGTACCAAGCACCGGCGCTGTCATTGACTGGAAGACATCTAAGATTAAGAACCTTAGTTACTTTCCATCAAAGCAACAGCGTTGGCAGGTACAGGTCTATGGCTATCTACTATCTAAGAATGGTTACGATGTTAAGACAGTTAACCTTGTAGCGATAGCACGCGATGGTGCTGAAAAAGATGTCAAGGTACATACCGAACCTTACGATGAAGCGATTGCGTTAGAAGCATTTGCTTGGCTTGAGGCAGTCAAAGCATCTACTACGCTACCTGAACCTGAGAAGGATCAATCTTTCTGCAAGGACTACTGCCAGTACTACGATGCAACAGAGCAGATGGGTTGCGGTGGTCTTAAGAAAGAACGTATCGTCCTTAGTGAAGTCGTGATTGAGGACGTTGAAATTGACAAGCACGCACTGCACTATCTACAGTTAGATAGCAAGATTAAAGAGCTGGAGAAAGAAAGAGATTCCTTAAAAGAATCTTTAGTGGGTGCTACTGGTACTACTGCGAGTGGTATAGAAATCAGTTGGACAACTGTTAAGGGTCGTGAGACAGTTGACAGTAAGGAAGTTGAAAAACTTTTAGGCTTTGTACCCAAGGTTGTTGGTGCAGAATCTACAAGACTAAATATCAAATCAAACGGAGGAAAGTAAATGGCTGCAAACGAAAACACAAAGTTCCAAATCAACTACAAGTTAGCTGATGGAACTCTTATCAATCTTTATGCAACAGACGTAAAGGATCTTGAGACAGGTCTTAATGACCTAGGTATGGTTGCTGCGTTAATCAAGGCAACAGCCAATGATCTATCAGGTGGCAACACCACTGCTGCTGCAGTACAGAATATCCAGGCACAGTTCACAGCAACACCAGTTGCTGCACCATCTGCACCATCACAGTTTGATGCACCTGGTACTAAGCAATGTAAGCACGGCGTGATGGCCTTTAAGACAGGCACATCAGCACGTGGACCTTGGCAGGGTTATATGTGTGCAGCACCCAAGGGTGCGTTAGATAAGTGCGAGACTATCTGGGTCCGTTAGCGGATGCGTGGTCCTTGGGAATTCGAGGAACCACGTTGTAGGGGCATAGATACTGAGATGTACTATCCTGTTGAACAGAGTAGTTCATTTCCTGAAAAGAAACTTATTGTCTCTATTTGTGGAAGCTGTATCCATCAGGCTGAATGTGCAGACTGGGGCATCAGACACGAACGCTTTGGTATTTGGGGTGGGTTGACCGAGTTCCAAAGAAAAGATATACGCAAAGAAAAGAATATCGTACTTCCGTTTGGAGAATTTTGTGCTTGATTTACAGCGTGCGTGGGGGACTGTGCTTACCAAAGCCACTCCTCTTCCGGACGTGTGGGTTGCACTATCAGAGAAGCAGATCAAGTTCCGTAGGGGACAGGTCTGTATGGTAGCTGCTGCTCCTAACGCTGGTAAATCTATGTTTGCACTTATCTACGCAGTTAAGGCAAAGGTACCAACGCTGTTCTTCTCAGCAGATACCGATACTACAACTGTAATGTTAAGAGCTGCAGCGCACGCCTCTGGACATAACCAAGTAAATGTGGAGCAGAACCTTTCGACTGACTCACATTTTTACGATGGTGCATTTGATAAATTAAAACATATCAAGTGGGTCTTTGATTCCAGTCCGTCACTCGATGATATCGAGTTGGAGATAAAGGCTTATGTCGAGTTGTACGGCCAAGCCCCTGAGTTGATCATCATAGATAATCTTATGAATGTAGCTGCTGAGACAGACAACGAATGGGCTGGCCTGCGTGCAATTATGATGGATCTGCACGATATGGCACGCAAGACTGAGGCGTGTGTACTGGTATTGCACCACGTCTCTGAGCAGTCAGAGTATGGTTCACCTACTGAGCCACCAGCACGGCGTGCTATTCACGGCAAGGTAAGTCAACTACCAGCACTGATTCTTACACTGGGCTACAACCCTGAGTACAATGAACTTAAGATTGCTGCAGTGAAGAACCGCTTTGGTCCACACGCAGCCGATGGAAAGGATTATGCAATGCTCAGTGTTAGCTATGGCAACTGTCAGATATCAGATAAGAACGCCTATGGTGCTATGTTTGCACGCGATGCGCGTGCTGGTTACTCTGGCGATATTATTCCAGAGGATGAGTACGGACACGAGGTGGCAGTCTGATGGCAAATACAGAGATCCAGTATCTTAAGAATGAGATTAAACAACTCAAGTCTGATATGGCTAACCTGATTATGGCGCTGATTGAGTTGAAGATATTTAAGATTAAGATTGATGAGAACGGCAACGCCATCTATGACACAGGTAAAGATGGCAAGTCCGAAGTACAATAAAGTAAAAGGCGCAGCCTTTGAGATTGATGTAATGAAATGGCTACGATCTATGGGTCAAGTAGCAGACCGCTTACGTCTAGCGGGTAAAGATGACGAAGGAGATTTAGTTGTAGTTGTCTCGGGACAGACCTACATACTAGAACTCAAGAACACTGTGCGGCTAGACCTGCCGGAGTTCTGGAGGCAAGCAGAAGTTGAGGCGCTTAACTACGCTAAGGCTCGTGGTATCGGGGAAGTGCCACTGCATTATGTTGTAGTTAAGCGTCGCAACGCTGGCATAGAGAAGGCTTGGGTGGTCCAAGACTTAACGCAATGGTTAAAGGAAAAGCAATGACACCAGTACCAGAAGGAATTATCAGCACATCAACAGGCCCAGTAGACCCAAGTGAGTCACTGATTGAAGAAGCAATTCTTGAAGCTGACGCAGAAGAAGCAGAACCATCTGAGTTTGACCCAGATATGGATGACCCATACGAGGACCAAGCGTGATCTGCTCAGACTGCGTTAAGGCAGGTGAAGAGAACAAGGCTAACCATTTCAAGCGTGCTGCACAGTGGCACGATAAGTGCAGTGTGAAGGGGTGTGTATGCCAGCACAGGACTGGAACAGGGTACGTAAAGGTGGCAAGTTCAAAGGCGCAGTTGACGCCAACGACATCCCCATAGATGCCATAGTTAAATTCTTTGGCGGTGAAGTAAGAGAAGGTAAGTCAGCCAGTGTCCGGTGCTGCTTACATACAGACAGTAGACGATCTGCTGTTATCAACACATACGATAATTTGTACTACTGCCATACCTGCGGTAAGGGTGGCAATGCAGCAAACCTAGTGTGCATACTAGAGAACTTGGAGTTTAACGATGGCCTCAAACGTGCAATCGAAATTGCAGCTGGAAGCGGCGCAGCGATACGCACAGCAGATAAGTTTAGAGGCGCTAGCCGTGCTAGCCGAACGTGGGATATCTGAAGAGGTAGCAGCTCTCTATATGTTAGGTAGCGTGGTTGATCCTATGAACGGCCACGAGATGCAGGAAGGTTGGATATCTATTCCATACATTACTGCTATGAACTACTGCGTAGGCTTTAAGTTCCGCAGACTAGATGATGGCAAGCCTAAGTATGGTAGCCCTACTGGGCAGAAGGCTCACCTCTATAACGTAGTTGACTGCACTATCTTGAGTAAACACATCGTGGTATGTGAAGGTGAGTTAGATACAGTCATTGTCTCAGGAGTCCTTGGTATCCCTGCCGTTGGTATACCTGGAGTGCAGGCTTGGAAGCCACACTTTGCTAAGTTGCTGAACGGCTATGACAGTGTGTATATCGTAGGAGATAACGACATTAAAGAAGATGGTTCCAACCCAGGCGCTGAGTTTGCAAAGCGCGTGGCTTCAGAGGTATTGAACTCAGTTATTGTTACACTACCACCAGGATTAGACATCAACGACTACTACCTAGCCTATGGCGCGGAAGCGACTAAGACTTTGCTAGTAGGTGAGCAGATTGGATAAGGCAGAATGGCAACAGATGATACAGACTTTGCAGCATATGGGCTTTCACATCTTGGAGATCAATTTGGAAACCGAGACCTTACTAGTGCAACCTACACAGACAAGGTAGATGAGGCATTTGTTGCTGATGTCTGGCGCATTATGGACCAAGCTGGCAACCTGCTTGTGCGTAAGCACCACGACTACGGCCCAAAGAATATAGCGCACTCACCAGGTGGACCGCTTAATGGTTTGCGTGTGCGTATTTGGGATAAGGTAGCGAGAATAAATAATCTACTAGACAATGGCGTGAAGCCATCTAACGAATCTCTTAGAGATAGTTTCTTAGACCTGTTAAATTATTCAGCGATAGCAATGCTAGTACTTGATGGCGTATGGCCAGAGGTACAGGAAAAGAACAGTGACTGAATTAAACCCAGCTATCTTTGATATCGTACCCAGTATTGCACGCGTTGTACATAACCAGTACAACAGGTATGTAGATAGAGATGATCTTAAGCAAGAGTGTGTGCAATGGGCGCTGATTCGCGTTGCTTATATCAACGAGCAGCTTAGTGTAGAAGATGCTACTGAGCGCAGACATAACGAGCAGAAGATAGCGTGGCAGATGAAGCGCGTAGCAGAACGCTACGCACGCAAGGAAAAGGCTATCAAGTCTGGCTATCACACTAGCGATGAGGCTTACTACCAGATAGGCGCACTCGCTCAACTATTGCCGTTCGTTATTGCATCAGTCATAGATGGCACTGTGCTAGAGCAAGCACAAGAGATGATTAAAGATGGACAACCTAAAGGTTCTTCCTCACCCGCAGAAGGTGGCAACCTACTTGCAATGCTCCTTGATATTAAGAAGGGGTATGAGAAGTTAGAGCAGGAAGACCAGCGTATTCTTATGCTGCGCTACCACGAGAACCTTACACTGGCACAGATAGGTGAGATACTAGAGTGCCACCTGACTACAGCAGATCGTAGATGCGACCACGCTTTGCGTGAGCTGAACGCCAAACTCGGTGGGCCTAGCCCGTACCAGTGAACGAGTTAATCTTGTTTGACTTTCTTAAACTTAATCTTTACCCAGACTTACAGCGAGCACCTGGTATCTACGATGCTTTCGACTGCCATAGTGCCAAGGCCGGTCACTTCATCGAACTCAAGTGTCGCCAAACCCATTATTCTACGCTACTTATACAGCAAAATAAGTACCGCAAACTGATTGAGCAAGCTTACCACCGCGAACTATTGCCTTTCTATATCAACAGCACACCGCTTGGTATCTACTCATTCGATCTTACAGACTTAGATGAACCTGAGTGGTTTACCCAACCGATGCCAGCAACTACAGAGTTTGAGAATACTAATAAGATAGATAAGATAGTCGGGTACTTGGATATCGAGGAGGCAGTGAAGCTATGACGTATGACTACGAGTGTCCAGGGTGCGGTGATGTACGCACTATCGAACGCAAGATGACCGACCCCGAAGAGACATACATTTGCACGCAATGTGACACAGAGTTTAGACGCAGATGGTCTGCTCCCACTGTAGTCTTCAACGGCAGTGGCTTCTACAGTACGGACAACAAATGACATATCCTAATTGGTTTGCAGTAACAGCACAGGGTAACTTCGAGCAGTTCCTTACCTCACTAGCAGGTAAAGATGACCTCAAGTTCTTACAGCTTGGTGTATTCACAGGAGATGCAAGCGTATGGCTTGCTGAAAATATCCTTACTGGTAAAGGTTGCTGGCTTATAGATGTAGATACTTGGGAAGGTAACGATGAACCTGACCACGAGCCTATGGACTTTGATGATGTGTTTAATACATACAAAGCTAAGACTGAACCATATAAAACTATTAAAGCTTTCAAGTCCACTACTACTTGGTTCTTATCTAGCGTACGCAAAGACCCTGACTATGACTTCATCTATGTAGACGCAGACCATACAACTGTCGGTGTCATACTCGATGCTGAACTAGCGTGGCCACAGTTAAAGTCTGGTGGCATTATGGGCTTCGATGATTACACTTGGGGTCACGCCTCTGGCGATCCTCGCCTTGCACCGCAGGTAGGTATTGACCTCTTTCTCCACCGCCATCTTGGTAACTATGAGTTACTCACCAAAGGTGGACAAGTCTGGATTAGAAAGCACTAAGCCCCAACCGGAAAGAGGTAACGGCTGAGGCTTAGCTGTGCCACGAAAGGAAGGCTTACGTAATGTATCAGCTATCTAGCAATGATGCAAAGACAAACTGACAGGGATCGCCACCTTCCTCCCACTCTTGCATAGTTTCTTCTGACATATATTCTGTACCGCCATCGTGTGTTACACAGAATACAGGGCTGATGTAGCCTCTCTTAATTCCGTATCTATACCAGTACTTAAACATCAGTACCAACCTCGTCTGTGGTGTGCGAGAGCGCGACACGCACTCCCTCCATAGCGATAACCAATGTATCGTAAGCCGTGAAGGACTTGTATTGCAGGGTCTCCACTACGTTCTCCAAGCAGTTGAGCAATTCCGTAAGCCGTGCTTCGCTTTCTCCCTCTACTGTCTTTTGGCTTGGCAAAGTGGTCAAACCTACTTTCACGGGTCCATAGGGTGATGAGGCACGCAGTTTCTTTTCTCGAATATCCGAGAGCGCGACTATATTCTCTTGCGATTCGCTTGTTCTCACGCTTCTCCTCCATAGTTGCTTTGGTTCGTGCTGATATTACTGGTGTTTCTTTTGATGTCGAGTGAGGTAACGTGGGATACACCCAAGTAACCAGCACCGCCACTAGTAGCGATATTGTTACCGCTCTCGTTCGCTTGCTCATTCGCTCTCTCCATCTTCATCGGCTCGCTGCCTTTACTAGATCAGTTACGTCCAAAGGTTGTCCTATTAGCTGGGCATCTTCTTCGTTGCTTTCCCAACCCGAAACCAAAATTCTTTTGGCTGTGGGTGATTTAGCTATCCAAGTAAGCGCCTCTTCAGGGCGCTCCCCTCCCCATTCTGCCACCCCTTCTGAGTCTACTACTTCATAGAGCAAAATTAAATCAGACTTGGGTGGGTGAAATGCTATAACGTTATTCATTGTTTCCTCCTTTACAATTCCACAAGCCTAGACGCTTTGCCTTTGCTTGTCTACCATATTTTGCAATAAGTCCTGCATATTTGCCACGCATACCCTTAAAGAACATAGGTTTTGCGTAGCCATTACGTACGAGTTCAAGGCTAAGGTTTTCATTACCCTTAAATACGTAGTCCAAACTTCTTCCATACTCATCTTTTTGATCGAGGCTAGGGTCGGACTTAAATTCTAGTTTTGAGTTCTTTTTTAAGAAGTTTTCTGTAAATTGTTTAGCCTCTTCTGCATAGCAGGTGCCAATTTCAGGTGCGTTAATCTGCAATACCCTTATGTGTTCACGGTTCAGAACTATTGTGTCTCCGTCAATCGCATAAGGGCTTGCAGAATATAAAGCAACTGCTAGTAAGAGCATTATTCGCTTTCTTCTTCTATGCCAAAGATACGCATAAGGGCTGAGTTAGCTAGGTTAAGCGTGGCTAGCATTTCATCTTGTTCTCTCTTCATTGCTTCTTGCATTGTCTCATTCATTAGTATTCCCCTTTCTTAATAGATACCCAACCACATCGGTCGCAAGTAACATTGCCTTCCATTGTCTGACTATCGCCAGACATAACACACCCGCATACCCAACACTTACCATAACTCATAATAAACACCCGCAATTCTTGACGTCTACTAAGTGGTCTCCGCAGAGCATTATTTCATTATCTTCTAATCTAATCTGACACTTTGAGCAGTACACTTCTCCCTCTTCCCAGTAGGCAGGGCGCCCGCAGTGCTCAAACGATATATCTTTTGTAGGCGTATTAGTCCAACTCATTTACTCTCTCCCTGTAATGTAGAATGAAAATTGATTAGATTATTTTGATCGAGTATATCTGTCAGTTCTTCCGTTAGCTGTTCTTCTCTTCCGTTAAACTGCCCGTCTCCGAGGTATCCAAATTGCCAGCCTTCTTCGCTGTCATAGATAGTACCTTCAGGGAAGTTGGAACTCTCGGTGTCAGGGTCAATCTCCCAACCGCGTTCCTCGCTCCATTTAACTATGTAGTGATATTCCTTGCTCATTCGCTTTCTCCTTCTTTCTCTACACAGGCAGGACAGATATTGCCCTCCCTCTCTTGGTCGTCAAACTCCTCGCCACATTCGGCGCAGTCGATCAAATTTGCAACGTGGTTAGACCACGAATCTCCGTCGTAGTAGCCCATAGCCCTACTCCTTGCAGTCAGGACAAGACTTTACCCCGACATAATCGTTTGCTTGTATGGAATAGACAGCCTTAACCGCCTCCTCCTCTGTGTTACAGGTCGTGCAGATATATAAGGTACTCATAGGTAGGACTCCTGTAATACATCTTCAGTAAGGCAGTCCAACGTGTACTCAAGGCTTTCTGCTCCGTGTTGTTGAGAATCCTGCCACTCATTAGCCCACTCAGGCTGAGGAATAAACTTGTTGCCATCTAGAAAGTTCAAGTCATATCCGTCATAGCTATCCCAGTGCAGAAGTACCGAATACTCTACTCCTTCTCTCTCGAAAGTAATGCGCTTATCCCAAGCAGTTTCCTCTTTAGTAATGCCTTTAACTTCTAGTGTCATTTGCTCTCTCCTCTTTGTAGGTTGTCAATTTTGATCGACGCGCTTTCCATTATGCTGTCGAAAATTATGCCGTCAATACTGTAAGAACTCAAGACCTTTCGGGTGATATCTTCGGGGAATCCTTGAAGGATTAACTCCTTCACTATCGCCTCCTCCACCTCAAACCCGCACTCTGTACGGCTAACTCCTGCCTTGTTAATCATCTTCTCTCTCTTTCTCGTGTAGATATCCACCCATAGTCGAGACTAGGTTTGTGTGGATTACTAGTGAGCCGTATGTGTCTTCTGTGATATGCGCGTTCGGCATATTCTCTTCAACCCATTCCTTCAGGTCTTTGAGTGTGTCTATCTCCTGTAGTTGCACCTTCGCCCTCTTTCTCTCTCATCTGTCGTCTTTTGACTACAGACCGCCGTGCAGGGCAACCAATCCCTGCACGACAGACCGCCTTCAGTAAGTCTTGCCCGTCGCCTTGCAATAAATCCAGTAAACCAATTCCACGCCCTGCCATAAGAGCCAGCCTCCGACCGCGTAAGCGGTCAGGGCGAGCATTATGGAGAGAAAGTATTCAATTTCGCTCATTCGTCCGACCCTGTACATTCTGAGCAGTTGTCTTCGTCCTCTCGCTCTATCAGGTCGCACTGCTGGCAGTTGAGTTCGTGGTCGTCGTCGCTGTGGATTGTGTGAATGGCTTCGCCATAACCACAGTTTGGACATTCCAAAGAGTTCCAATCGCTCATTAGTTCTCCCCCTTCAGAATTGAGAGGACTAGACCGAGAGCGTCAGAAAAGCCCTCAGCATAGGTTCTGTCCATAGAGAGCATAGCGTCTGAGTAGTCGCTCTCCTCTTCTACTTCCTGAGCCACTTCTAGATTCTTCTCTGCTTCTTTCGCTTCTGCCTCAACCTTTGCGATGAGTTCTACGATTGTGTTCTGATTCATTTATTAACCTCTTCTGTTGGTTGTTGGTTATTACTGACCTCGTCAGCGACCGCGTAACGATCGGACGCCTCACGGCGTTTCGGTCTTATGCTACGCGAAGGGTTGCCCAGCTATTTCCCTCGTTAGCCTTCTCAATCGCCTCCGATACCATCGCCTGAAAAGCCTGCTTGAGTAGCGCGTTTCGGTCTTCCTCAGATAGTGAGAGCAAGGCTCTCGCTGTTGAGTTGGTCTCGTCTAGGTCTGTTGCTAGTTCGATTGAATAGTTGATGGTTGTCATTGTTCTCTCTTTTCTGTTTGCTGACCTCGTCAGTACCCGCCTTACGGGTAGACCGCCCTGAGGCGGTTTCGGTCTTATATCCAGCGCTGATTGAGTTCGTACCCTGCTCTCTCCTTCTCAGGGTAAAGGACGCTTGAGAGGTTATAGACAAGGTGAAAACCCATATCCATACCGACGCCCTGTACCTTGATTACGTTGTATCCGTCCACTTGCGTACACTTCTCGCCTAGTGCCTGAGCGACGGCGTAAGTAATATCCAAGAGTCCTCCGTCCTTGATTACCTTGAGGGAGATGGCGCGGGTCATACCTGACGCGCTGACGCGTCGTAGGATTGTGTACACTTGGCGATTGTCTCCAAGAAGTTCCAAGACTTGGCGCTTGCCTGACTGTTGGACTTGGTGAGCGTTGAACGCTCTGCGTGCTGTTTTGGTTGTCATTCTTTGCCTCTTTCGTGTGGTTGGTTGTGTCCACAGGGAAGAAGATACGCCCCCGCAATTAGCAGGGTCAACCATTTCAGCCCGTTATTCGATAACACTTTCATAACGATTTGCTGAGAGCCACCTGTGAATTGTTGCCCTGTTCAATGTCGATAAGTCGACAATATGAAAGGCGGTCGGGTCTAAGTTACTGACGGGTAACTTGCAGGGTCGAGGTCAGGTCGAGGGTTAGGGTGTGCAGGGGTGCCGTTTAATTAGTGACCCCTCCTATCTCTTGCAATACGGCAAGAACTTATCCACATTGTTATCCACAGGCTGTGGACAGTGCTGTGGACGGCTGGCAACGGGGTCGGGCGTGGCGCAAACAGACACCCCCTGTGTTAAGTTTTGACGGCTATGGTACATATACTCCCTGCAAAAATATATTTCCTAAAGTGAAACGGATCTGATATAGCCTCTGACCTGCACTTATACTGTATGTGTTACACATCACATTCTAAAAACGCAAACAGCTCTTTTTTTAGCGCCTTATATATAGTAGGGGAGTAAAACGGGGAAGTGGTCCGGTTTACGAACCCTACGCTTCGGGTGAAACCCTTCGCGTAGCCCCCTAGGGCGAAGCGCCCAGTACCACTAAACGGGCCATAGTTCTATCTAAATATAGATCACTGGTATATCAATATGTGAGACAGATAGCCTAGTAAAAAATTGCTACTTCCCTAGTATAAATGAAATCCAATTCCGGCCGATTTTACTATTAGGAGCATTACGTGGCAGAGAACTCAGCAGATATAGCCAAGAGGATTATCCTCGGCTGTGTGGCAGAAGGTATGACCATTGACGCCGCTTGCGGCTTCGCTGGTAAATCTATGAAGACGTATGAGTACTACCGTCGCACCGATAAGGTATTTGCAGACAAGGTAGATCGTACAAGGTTAGGTCTGAAAGACAAGGCCTTTGCTTCCGGCGATGTTCACGATATTAACTTCGTGGAGTTCCGTCAGAAGTTTCTACACTCTAAGACTTTCCCACATCAGATAAATCTGATTGATGTGATTGAAGGACGTGAGCCTAGCTGGCTACATCCCAGTATGAAGTTTGAACCAGGGCTGGCATCTAACCGAGTCCTAATTAACATACCTCCCAACCACGCCAAATCCATTACGGTCACCGTAGACTATGTAACGTGGAAGGTAGCCCAGAACCCGAACTTCCGAGTTCTGATTGTATCCCAGACGCAGCAGCTAGCTGCCGACTTTCTCTACGCCATCAAGCAAAGACTGACGCATCCTATGTATGCAGACCTCCAAAGTGCTTATGCTGCTGGTGTAGGGTTTAACTCTAAGACAGCCTCCTGGCAGGCAACCCGCGTCACCTTTGGTGATGAGCTTCGTGAGTCTAGCGAAAAAGACCCGAACATCGAGGCCGTCGGTATTGGCGGTCAGATCTACGGCAAGCGTGCCGATATGATTATCGTAGACGATGCGGTAACGCTAAAGAACGCAAATGAGTTTGAGAAGCAGATACGCTGGCTAACCCAGGACGTGAGATCTCGTCTTAACCCTACAGGTAAACTTGTAGTCATTGGTACTAGAGTTGCCTCAGTAGATTTGTACCGCGAGCTACGCCAAGAAGACCGATACCCAGGCGGTCTTGTTCCTTGGAAATATCTTGCGATGCCAGCACTCCTTGAGATTAACGAGGACCCCGACAAGTGGGTTACCTTATGGCCAGCCTCTGATGCTCCATTCGATGGACAAGAAGAAGCCGATAAGGATGAGAATGGTCTTTACCCTAGATGGTCTGGACGCAATCTTTACAATGAGCGTCAGGCTATGGACGCGAGTACGTGGGCTCTAGTATATCAACAACAGGATGTATCTGAAAACGCTGCATTCGACCCAGTATGTGTTCGTGGTTCTATGGACGGTATGCGTAAAGCAGGACGTCTGGAGATGGGCCACCCAGGTCATCCCAAGGATTTAAGTGGCTTCAGTTTTATCTGTGGTATGGACCCAGCGATTGTAGGAGATACCGCTGCGGTCTGTTATGCCATTGATAGATCTACCAGTAAGCGCTACATCGTAGACGTTATGAAAATTACGCGTCCGTCACCGCAGCAAATTCGTGACATTATTATTAACTGGACTCAGCTTTACAGCCCGTCCGAATGGATTATTGAGAAGAACGCATTTCAAGCTTTCTTGACTCAGGACGAAGGTATCCGTCAGTTCCTTGCAGGACGTGGCGTTGTACTGCGTGAGCACCATACCGGTTCTAATAAATGGGATACCGGATTCGGTGTGGCATCTATGGCTACGCTCTTTGGTACTAAGCAAGCAGATGGCAAGCACCATAGAGATAACCTAATACATCTACCTAGTGATCAGACAGAGAATATCAAAGCCCTAGTAGAGCAGTTAATTACCTGGACTCCTACGACTAAGGGTAAGACCGATATCGTAATGGCTCTCTGGTTCTGTGAGATTAGAGCAAGAGAGATGCTCAACTATGGACAGTACGCTACGCATCACCTTAAAAACCCTTTCCTATCTCGTGCCGAGCTAGGGAAACGTGTAGTCATTAACATTGACGAAGCACTAGCAGCACAAAATAAAACATTCGTATAGGAGACTAAAATGGCAGCAGCAAAGAAGAAGATTTCACCAGCAATGAAGAAGAAGGCTTATGCAATGGCTGAAAAGGCTGAACCAAAGGCTGTAAAGGCTAAAGAAATGAAAGCTGGTATGGCTATGATGATGAAGAAAAAGGGTAAATAATTATGACAATTACACCAAGTTGGATGACCAACGCAGAAGGTGAAGAAGTCTACATCGATAAAGGTGCAGTAACTATGCCTCAGATGAATGAAGAGACAGACGCTAAGTACTCAGCTGGTAAGGCTCAGGCACTAGCAAATGACTATGTAGAATGGCCAACTAAAGTAACAGGACTTGAATACTAATATGGCAATGACATATGACCAATACCAGAACAGACGTTCTTGGCTTGTTGATACTGCAGAAACTCCTGCTGATAAAAAGAAACTTGCTTCTGATCTAGCAAAACTAGATGCTGAATATAAAGCTTCAAAAGCAGCTAAAGGTACACAGGCAGATCATCACGTAACCGATAACAATAGCCACACACAACCCGTTAAGCCAACAGGTTCTTTAACTGGAGATGCTGCTGTTAATGAATATCAGCGTCAAATTTCTCCAGAAGGAATGAAGCAATCTCAAGACAACATTCGTAAGGCAACTGACAAGAAGTATCCAGGCCTTTACAAGAAGTAAGGATTACTAGTGCTAACAATTCGTGAAGTTACCGCAAAGGTATCTCGCCTACAGACCAAATACGCAGCGCGTGATGGTCGTATGCGTGACGTCCTTTCGGTACGTCAGGGGGATATCTCTAAGGTATACCCATCTATGTTTTCTGATGAGTACCCAAAACCTCTCATCGCTAACATCATTGACGTTGCCGCACGCGATCTTGCTGAGTCAATGGCTCCGCTGCCTTCATTTAACTGTTCAGCATCTAATACAGTCTCTGATACAGCCCGTAAAGCAGCAGACCTACGTGCTCGTATTGCAAACTTCTATGTAGACCGTTCAGAACTAGGCGTACAGATGTATACCGGTGCTGATTGGTACAACACTTACGGAATGCTTATTGGTCGCGTTGAACTCGATTACGAGAATGACAACCCCATTATGAAATTGATTAACCCTTTCGGCTCCTATCCGGAGATTGACCGATTTGGTCGCTGTCTATCCCTTACCCAGATTGTGGGTATGGATGCACAGACTTTGGCATCTATGTATCCAGAGTTCTACGACCAGATTATTAGCAAGAACTCGTATACACCAGGCTCACCGTACCTTTCAATGGTACGTTACCACGATGCAGACCAAGATCTTATTTATTTACCAGAACGTAAGGATTTAGTTCTATCTAATATCCCTAACCCAATCGGTGAATGTATGGTCCGTGTGGCTATGCGCCCATCTATTGATGGTGAAGCACGCGGTCAGTATGATGATGTACTAGGCGTACAGCTTGCTCGTGCTCGCTTTGCAGTCCTACAGATCCAAGCAGCAGAGAAATCTATCCAAGCACCTATTGCTATCCCACAGGATGTGCAAGAACTTGCTCTTGGACCAGATTCTATTATGCGTTCTGCTAACCCACAGGGTATTCGTCGTGTTCCACTAGAACTACCAGCCGGTGTATTTGGTGAATCTGGGGTCCTTGAGCGTGAACTACGTACAGGTGCTCGCTACCCAGAGACTCGTGGCGGTAACTCAGACGCTTCTATCGTTACAGGTCGCGGTGTTCAAGCCCTACAAGCTGGCTTTGATACACAAATCAAGGCAGCGCAGTCACACTTTGCTCGTATGTTTGTTGAACTTGTTGGTCTTTGCTTTAAGACTGATGAGAAACTCTTTGGTAATAAGATTAAAGAGATTCGTGGCGTTGATGACGGCACACCTTATACACTTAAGTACAGCCCTTCTAAGGCAATCAATGGTGATTACACAGTAGATGTCCGTTACGGCATTATGTCTGGTATGAATCCAAACAATGCAACAGTAGCCTTGCTACAGATGCGTTCAGATAAACTTGTTTCACGCGACTACGTACGTCGTGAACTACCTATTGAGATTAACGTCGGCCAAGAAGAACAAAAGGTTGACGTTGAAGAAATGCGCGATGCGCTTCGTGCAGCTATTGGGCAGACCGCCCTTGCAATCCCACAGATGGTTGCACAAGGTCAAGACCCATCTAAGATTCTCGGTTCCTTTGCGGAAATGATTAAAGGCCGTCAAAAGGGTATGAGTATTGAAAGTGTTGTGGAAAAGGCGTTTACGCCAGAAGCACAGCCTGAGACAGCAGCGATGCAGCCTCAGCCTCCAGTAGCAGGTATGGCTCCCGCCTCTGCCTCGCAGCCAAGTATGGAACAACCTGGCGGTGCAGCCCCTGCTGCTGGCGGTCCACAAGCCCCTCAAGGCAAACCAGATATCGCATCATTGCTCGCATCAATCGGCGGCGCAGCATAACTTCTAAGGGGGTGAAATATGAACAAAGGATCACAAGCACCAGCACCATTCGCTAAGCCAATTCACGGCGCAGCAGGAGCAGGAGCAAAGGTAACAGGCGGCGACGTCAAGATGCCATTTGCAGGAGCACCAAAGCCAGGTAAAGCAGTAAAGAAGTAAATAACTTTAGATAGCGGGGTGTACTGGATGGATAACAAAGTTCGCCGTCCAGTGCGCTTCGCTGATTTCTTAGTAATCGGCGCAGAGATTACTTACAATATGATGCAGGTATTTACGGCAGCAGCAGAAGACTTATTAGAATTGTCTATCTATAATGCTAACCGAACAACAGAATTAAACAATGTCTGGGAAGACTTTGCTACAGATTTAGAGACTATTCAGGAGGATACAGATGGCGCTTGAAGACAGCACCAACCCTATGCAGGGTGTATCAGGTCCTGGTAAGTATGCAAAACGTACAGATCTTGCATATCAATCACAATCTTACGGTGACGGAGTTGCATACAATGCAGCAAAATCAGGTGCTCCACTAGCGACTGCACCAAAGAACCCAATGCTTTCACAAGCACCACAGGTGCCAACAAAACCAATGCCAGTAACTGGTCTATATGATCAGACCCAACGACCAGAAGAACCAGTAACTCACGGTATTGATCTAGGTCCTGGTGGCGGTTCTAATGTTCTTGCTATGCAAGATGCAACTGCAGGCCAGTATCAAAACGCCTACGATATGTTTCAGACAATGGCTCAAAACCCAAATGCGTCTCCATCCCTACAGTATTTGGCACAACGTATTCAGCAAGGATTCTAAATGTCATCAAACTGGATAACGCCTGATCTAGCGCGTAACCCATCGCTGGCATTTGATGTATCTAATCAAAAAGACCCTAGCGCTGTATCACAGCTTGTATCACATACTTCAAAAACAGTTGCAGTTAGTGATGCAGTAAATAGCCATATTGCAACTACTGGCTCACAGGGTTTCTGGTCTAAATTAGGACACGGTGCAGTTACTGGACTTGAATGGCTTGGTAAGCCACTACAAGAAGTGCAGAAAGATTATAAGTTTGTCCACTCTGTGTATACAGATCACGGATTTTTACCTGGCTTTGTTGCTACCCTTGGCATTACAGCTGGTGGTATTGGTGGTGCAATACTAGGTGGTGGAGTTGGAGCAGCACTTGGTGCTGATTTAGCTGCAACTACTTTACGTTATACAATGGGAAACTTTTACAAAGATTCATATGCTAAGTCTGAAGACCCAAATTATAAGGTATCACCCGGACGTGACTTTTCAAATGGCTTAGCTTCAGCAGTAGATGGTCTTGGTGGACCACAAGCTGCAGTTAAAGCACTAAAGAATACTAATTCTGGTATTGGTAAAATTACATCAGGTATTGGTGACTTGGGATTTGATATCACAGCAGATCCAATAATGATTGTTGGTCGTTTTGGTCAACTAATGCGTGGTGGAAAATACCTTAAACTAGGTGATGCAGCAGAGATTCAACTTCGCTACCCTATTATGAATACCATTCCTGGTATTAAAAATTTTTTAACTGCACGTACCGGTGTTGCGCTTACATCTGAACAGATGGATGCTGTATACAAAGGCACAGGTTTATTTAATGCAACTGCTCGCACTTATCGTGCAGCTCTTGATGATATTGCTAAATCAACTGCTGGTGAAATTATTCAAAAGTACCCAGCACTTGGAACATCAGCAGCTGGTCGCTTAGGAAAGATTGATACACCTGAAAAAGTACACCAGTTCTTAAAGGAAAGTCTATTTTTTGGTGAGCAAGAAGGAACTCTTGCTGGTCAAGCAATGCTTCCAACACGTACTTTACTTAAAGCAAAACTTGGTGACTCACAGGTAGTTGATTATTTGCGTAATGATGGCTCGCTACCAGGAAAGATTTACAAGACTTTCTCTGGATATATGCCTTACTCAATAGATCCTAAAACTCTTGAACTTTCAACTACAAAGTTTCGTTGGAATGCTAATGATGCAGCAACTGTAATCTACAGAATTGCACGATTTGGTATGGGCGATAGCGCAGCCAAAGAGTGGGCTGGCAAATATGCAGAATCAGTAGCAGTTGGTGACCAAGCGCTCGCTCGTTCTATTAAGAATCAAGCAATTTATCACACACTTCTTGCTGCTGGCCTCCCTGCTGATAATGCTATTGTATCAAAAGCTTGGGAAGAAGTAAGCAAATTAGGTGAGCCACTTGCAAGTTCACAGATTTATGGTGTGCATCCTGACGGAAATACAATCGGTGAATATGTAGCAAATGGTACACGCAAAGTTGGTGCTTTGTTTGAACACCAAGCAACAGATATGTTTGATATTCCAGACTTTATGACTATTAAAGCTGCTATGCGTGAATCTGGACAGCTTTCTAAAGTACTAGGCAAAACTGATGATTTTATTTCCAAAAAATACACAGATAAAATCTTTAAGCCTTTAGCACTTGCTACAGCAGGATTTGGTCTTCGAGTAGCATCAGCAGAACTTATACCTACATTTGCCCGTTATGGTGTAATCAATACATTCAAGGCAAAGATTGCAACAACAGTTGCCAAGAGTGGATATAATCTTGTTAAAGGTGAGGATGAGCATATTATTTCGGCAGCACTAGTAAGCCTTGGTGCTGGTGATGGTATTTCAGCAGATGTACTTGAAAAAGGTTTTCCTGCATTTAAGGAAGCAAAACGCCTTGGTCTAAACTTTGCAGCTAAAATGGTTCCAGCTGATCAAATAGATGTTGCTGTAAAGTTAATGATGGCAAATGATGCACACATTCTTGCAGAAGCTGTATCTACTGGACACGGTTATGATGTAAATAATGCTTACCAAGCATCACAGGCAGCTCATTATTATTTCCAAATTCAAAAGAATAGTCCTCTATATAGAGACTTGCCAGAATATACAACATACTCACCATCCGATAAACACTTTGTGCCTCGCTATGTAACTACACTAAATAAAGCATCAAAGGATATTGCTCAACGTAACATTTCGCGTGATGCACTTCAAGTAAGCCAGAAGTTGCGTGCTGCAGTTAAGGCATCAGGAGAACCATTATCACCAGCAATTATAGGTGAAGAGTTCTATACAACAAAGGCTTATCAAGAATTTAGAGATGCTCTTATCAATAGAGAATACTCACGTATGCTTGATGCTACTAAGGGCAAATTCAAAGGTTATGACGAAGAAATAAAAACTATTACTCGCTGGAGAGATTCAGTAGCTAATGGTGATTTACACGTCTTTGCAGCAGACCGTGTTGATGCAACACTTGGTATATTGATGGGTAAAGATGGAACGTTTCACACAGACTTTGCTCGCAACATTGCAGAAGGCCGCAGCACAGACCTTAATACTGTTGCAGAGATTGCAAAGTCAAAGCAGCAATCTATGCCACGTAGCGTTTCAGGACCTATCCTTCAGTCATATGTAGAAGGAACTACTGGATTTGAAAAGTTAATTAACATAGGCTTTAAGAAATTCATTGATCCTATTGTTAATAACCTATCTCGTGAAACTCTTTATACCATTCACGTAGGAGATTCCTTAGCCCGATTAGCACCTCGCATCGGTGCAGGGCTTACAGAAGATCAGGCTCTACGTATTGCACAGACACAATCTGTATACTCAATGTTACCTCAGATTCACAACGTGGCACTTCGTAGCCAGTTTGCACAGATAGCCCGTAACTTTTTGCCATTCTACTTTGCTCAAGAACAAGCTCTTAAGCGTGCATTTAATACTCTTAAAGATACAAGTATTCTAAACCCAGCATTCTCGCGTGGATTCCGTTTCTATCAACTAGCAGAACAGTCTCTTAATGACCCAGGTTTTATTGAGTCAGATGAGAATGGAAATCGCTATCTGTATCTTCCAGTAGTTGGCGCATTTGGTGAAGGATTGCAAAGCGGTCTTTCTTACTTTGGTGCTAACATTCAATCAGGTTTGCCTATCACTGCTAAAGGCTCATTGATTTCTTTGAAATCAGTACTACCAGAATTGCAGATGCCTGGAGTATCACCATTTGTGGCTGTTGGTGGAAATATCATTACTAACTTTTTCCCAGCAACCAAGCCTATTGTTGATAAAGGTATTGGTGCTATATCTGTAGATAGAGGTATTGTAGATACTCTTATCCCTGCAGCTTGGGCAAAGACTTTTGTATCAGCAGCATCATCTTGGTTACCAGGTGGAGGCATTGACCTTAACCGACAGATGGGTAATGCTATCTCTTCAGCGCTAGCGTCAGCATACTACAATGGAAAAGTACCAGGGCCTGATTCAAATGAGTATGAGCGTCAAGCATTTGTAGATCGTATTAAGAATAATGCTCGCTCAATCTTGTTAATCAAGACATTCTTAAACCTTACATCACCACTTGCTCCAACTATTTCACAGGAAGATTCTGGATTCCGCGATGAGTTTTGGAAACTTGTAAAGTCAAAGGGTAACTTTGCTGATGCCTTGCAGACATTCTTAAATGAGCACGGCGATACTGCTATCTCTTACACAGTAGCAAAGACTTATTCAAATGTACCAGGAGCTAAGGTTCCTTATATCCAGCCAACTATTGACTTTATTAAAAATAACCATCAGTTATTTGATATTAAAAATGGTACATCAAGTGGTGCATTCTTCCTAGTACCACAAGATGGTATTCAGGATCAGTCATCACGTACTGTATATAACGAATTGATGGCTATGCACTTTAGAAGCGAGCGCACACCTGCAGAACTTCTCAAGCAGTTCTATATTGCTCAGGGTGACCAAGCAATGTCTCAAGAAATTAAACAACACCTTGAGACTATGAAGACTGCTATTGACCCATTCTCACGCCAGCAAGAAAGAACTCGTTGGTCTGGAATTGTCGAGCAGATGAAAAACTTTTACCCAATCTGGTACAAGGATTACACATCAGGCGGGGCTGCAACAAATGCTCAAACCGCTTATAACCAAATTGTAAAGATTCTTGGTAGTGACCAGAATCCAAAAGATAAGCAATCACAACTTGTTGGAGATTTGGTAAAGAAGTACCAAGATCATCAACAACAGATGAATCAATACCAAGCACTAAACCTTCAAGGGTTTATGGTTCAGCAAAATAAAGATAGTTGGAATGAATACCTAACTCAACTATCTGTGGATGAGCCACGATTGACAACAGTAATTAACAGCGTATTTATGAAGTTGGGATAAAATGGCAGACAAAGTAGTTAAGTCAGTAACTCAGGTAGGTCCAGATGTAATTATCACCTACACTGATTTGTCTACCAAAAAAGTATCTTCTCTCAAAGCAACTGATGAAATTGCTACAGCAAAACTTGCCGGTTCTTATGTTCAAGGCAATCAAACAAAAGGTAGCGCCTTTGGGACAAGTGCTCAAACTGGTGGGGAAACTAATAATTCAACCACAATAGTTACGCCTGAAAATTTAACAGCTTACTACCAACAAGCTATATCATCTAAAGCAGATGGTTATGCAAAGATTCGTTCATCACTTATTGCTGCTGGACTTCTTGGTAAAGGCAGCAAAAGTTTAAGTTCAGTACAGAGTGCTTGGTTATCAGTTCTTCAGGGTGCCTCTGCAGATGGCACAGATCCATACACATATATTGCTAATATCAAAAAGCAAGGTGTTGGTTTAGATACAACTGCATCACAAAAGCAGAACCCTTATTCACAGGTAAATATCTGGGACCCTACTAAGGCTACAGATTATATTACTCAGTTGACTCAAAGCATTCTTAACCGCGAACCTACTGAAAAAGAACTCACTTCTTTACAGAAGCAGTTATCTGATGCTCAAAAGAAGAATGCTCTTAATACAACATATAAGACTGACCCTAAGACTGGTAAGGTAACTAGTACTCAAACTGGTGGCCTTGATGAACAGCAATTCCTTACGGACCTTCTTAAGAAAAGCCCAGACTATTCTAAGATTAAAGAAGCAGGAACTACTGCTGCTTTGCAAGCAGTACAGAATGCAGCAAAAGCAAACGGCATTATGCTTACTCCAGAAGATGCGGCATCATATGCAGAGCGTGTTCGTAATGGTGAAAAGGTTGACGAGATTGCATCAACTTTCCGTAAGATTGCAGCCATCTCACAGCCTAAAGCAGTCCAAGATTTACTCAATACTGGTACTGACTTAGCGACTATCTATCAGCCATATAAGGCTGCTATGGCACAGACTCTTGAGCTTAATCCAAATGCTATTGACTTAACAGATCCTGCTCTAAGTAATGCAATATCTGGTGATAAGACTATGACTACATATGAGTTCCAGCGTGCGCTCCGCAAAGATAACCGTTGGCAGTATACAAACAATGCACGTTCAGAAGCAGCTGATGTAGCAACACAGGTGCTTAAAGACTTTGGATTTATGGGGTAACTATGGCTAAAGCACCTATATCAAATGATGGTACAGTTTCATATAACCCAACTACTGGGCTTTCTTACAACCCAAATGCAGTAAAGGCTCCAGCTGTTCCAGCGCCAGCAACTACACCTTCTGTATCATATAATCCATTAACAGGTCTTTCATATAATCCAAATGCACAGCCAGCACCTTCGGCACCACAAGGTCCAACACTTGCTTCAACAGAAACTGTAACTGGTACAAGTACTGCAACATCTGGTACAAATCAGACATCAACTTCACCCACAGTAATTAAACCAACTACAGTTACAGATACATCAGCAATAGATGCTCTTAAGCAACAACAACAAGATGAACGCGTTAGCGCATTTAACATTCTTAAAACTGAATTTAGTAAGTATGGGCTTGGTTCTCTTGTAGAGAATATCAAAGGACTACTTACTAGCGGAACCCCAGCATCTGAGTTCTCGCTAAAATTACAAGAAACACCTGAGTATCAGAAGCGCTTTGCTGCAAATGCTGACCGCATTAAAGCAGGACTTGGTGCTTTGACACCAGCCCAATATGTTGCAATGGAAGACCAGTACCAGAACCTTATGCGTAACTATGGATTGCCAGCATCTTACTATTCTAAAGATGATATTGGAACACAAGCAGGATTCCAGAAGTTACTTGCTAATGACGTATCTGCATCTGAGTTAGAAGACCGTATTGCTACAGCGCAACAGCGTGTACTCAATACAAACCCAGAAGTCCTTAAGGCATTTAAGCAATTCTATCCTGATATTAACAATGCAGATATTCTTGCTTACACACTTGATCCACAGAATGCTCTTAGCACAATTCACCGTAAGGTAAGTGCTGCTGAAATTGGTGGCGCAGCCCTTGCCCAAGGCTTACAGGCTAACGGCGGTACTGCAGAATCTCTAGCAGGACAAGGCATTACTAAGGCTCAGGCTCAGCAAGGTTACACAAATGTAGCTGAGATGGTTCCACGTGGCTCACAACTTGCTGACATTTATGGTCAGACACCTTATACACAGGGAACAGCAGAAGCAGAAGTATTTAATACAGCAGGAGCTGCAGATGCTGCAGCAAAGCGCAAGAAGTTAACATCTCTTGAGACTGCACAGTTTAGTGGTTCATCAGGCGTTGGTTCATTGAACCGTGACCGCCCAATATCGAACTATATGTTAGGACAGCCAGGAGCTGGTTCCTACTAATTAAAGCCTGCCACTAGAACCACCGGCCTAGTGGAGTGACAACAACACCGGTAGCAGAAGCCATATAGGTGATCCCCAGAACTATATGAGGTCTGCGTTAACTAATATGAATGGGAGATGGACTATGTCCAATTTCGAGTACGAGGATGACGAAGACGAAGTAACTACTAATGATACTTCAAATGATCTCGTCAAACAGTTGCGTAAAGCAAATAAGCAAAAGGAAAAAGAACTCGCTGACCTTAAAGCTCAGTTCGAGGGACTTTCAAAAGCGCAGAGAGAACGAGCCATTAAGGACGTCCTTGAATCTCGCGGAGTAAATGGCAAGATTGCTAAATTTATTCCATCGGACTTAGACCCAACTGAGGAGTCTTTGTCTAAGTGGCTAGACGATAACGGAGACGTTTTCGGTTTTACAGCCACTGATTCCAACCAGCCTGTCGTCGATCCAGCCCAAGCTGCAGCGTATAAGAAGATGAATAATGCCACTGACCAGGGTTTAACCCCTGATTCTTCAGATGACATCCTTCGTCGCCTTATGTCTGCTAACAGCAAGGAAGAACTGGACGAAGTAATTAGACAGTCTGGACTCTAACCAACTAACCGAAAGGCAAACCTAAATGGCAATTCCAACAGGTACGCTTACCGGCACATCCGCAATTAGCAACCTAGTCCAAACAGCGTACGATCAGTACGTTCGTATGGCACTTCGTAGCATTCCAGTAATGCGTGCTCTTGCAGATGTTAAGCCAGTACAGCAAGCAATGCCAGGTTCATCAGTTGTATTCTCAATCTATTCAGACTTAGCTCAGGCTACTTCTACATTGACAGAATCTTCAGATGTATCTTCTATTGCTCTTGGTAATCCAAACCAGATTACCGTTACACTTCAAGAATACGGCTCAGCCGTAACAACAACAAAGAAGCTCAATATGACTTCTTTCAACGATGTTGACACAGCTCTTGCTGACATCATCGCATACAACGCTGCAGATTCTATTGATGCTGTAGTAGCAGCTGTGCTTACAGGCGCAGGTTCTACAAACATCATCTACGCAGGAACAACAGCGACATCAACAAACACAATCACTAAGACTGATACAATGCACGTTCAGGACATTCGTGAAGCTGTAACAGAACTCCGTACAAACAAGGCTCTGCCTCGTATTGGCGAACTCTACGCAGCATACCTCCACCCACGTCAGACAGCCGATCTTCGCGCTGAAACTGGTACTGGTGGATTCCAGGCTCTCACACAGTACGTAGACCGCACACCATTCGTGGCTGGCGCAGTAGGCGTAATTGAAGGCGCATTCGTTGTAGAGACACCTCGTGTGCCTTATGCAGTGAATACAAACTCACCAGCAGTTAACGTCTACAAGGCGGTTGTTGCTGGTCGTGAAGCACTTGCAGAAGCTCAAGGACAGGACATCTCAACAGTTGTCGGTCCTCAGATTGACGCACTCCGTCGTTACCACACCATCGGTTGGTACTACTTCGGTGGCTTCAACATCCTTCGTACAGCGGCTCTTTACCAGATCCAGTCTGCTGCGACAAACGGATAATCAACTTTAGTTGATTGACGGGTGGGCAGGGTATACATTCGAAAAAGTATCCTGCCCATCAGTAAGTTCACTAAGGAGAACTAATGGCATACACGGCAACAACACCTTGGGAGTACCAGACCTGGGGTGCATCAGAACCTTGGCCAGATAAGTACACACGCCTATCACAGCGTCGTATTACTGGTGGTACAACTACTGGTGCTATTAACCCATTCCTTACTGACATCGCTCGTGGTGTAACTCTTATTGTAAAGAACGGTCAAGTAGAAGCGACACTGTATCCATATCAGGATACGCTATTTGATGCAGATTTTTATATACTAGGTGGGCATACACAGACAATTACAGATGCCCAAGCAGCAATCCTTATTGCAGCAGGGTACGGCGACTACGTAACACCGGTGGTATAAATGAGTAAACATACTAGAGAAGTACACCCAGTAGAAGTAGATGGTTGCTTTGGTTGCAAAGTAAGTAACCTTCAACTATCAGTAGGATCAGCACGAAGTGATGGCGTTCCTTCAGCTAAGGAACACGACAAAGAATTGCAGTCATACTTTGATGCAACACGACAAGGGATTGACCCAATCTCTACCAAGCAAAAAGATATTGATGCAGCCGTTCGTTTATCTAACGATATGGGAACTGCATTCGATGCGAACAAAATCTAACAAGGAGAAACAAATGGCAGATACAGGCGACAAAGCGCAGTCAACTGACTTTGTTCCATTCGACAGAGTAAACAAGGGTGGGATCACTCCTTCAATGCCTGCTGGTGGACAGACAGCTATGACTAAGGGAAATACAGCGACATTCGCTGCTGGTAAGAAGTCGGTGAGCAAGTAATGTGCGCCGTATGTGGTTGCGGTTATGCAACATACGATGACATTGAGACGGGTGCTCCGGCAAACGAAATGGGATACACAAACGAACTTACCGAAAAGACGGAGATTGAATAATGAAGAAGCATCCAGGATTCAAGGCAGTAGCAAAGAAAGTTGCTGCAAAGCAAGGTGTCTCAATGGAACGTGCGGGTGCAATAGTTGCTGCGGGTGCGAGGAAAGCTTCCCCGGCTGCAGTCAAGGCCAATCCAAACCTTAAGAAGGTTTCTGGTATGAAGAAGAAGATGGGCTAATGGCTCGTCAGCTTTATACTGAAAAGGGTGACGCTAAGGTAGATAAGAAGATGGTTGCAAAACTATCCCCTGCCCAAAAGAAAGCCTTTGAAGCGCAAGATAAGAAGCACAAGAAGGTTAAGTTTCAAGATCAAGATAACGCTATTGATAAGAAGATTATCAAGGGTATTAAAAAGAAAGTAAAGTAATGGCAAAGACTCCAGCTTGGCAACGCAAAGAAGGACAGAATCCAAAGGGTGGACTTAACGCTGCAGGACGCGCAAGCGCCAAAGCACAAGGACATAACCTAAAGCCGCCAGTTAAGTCTGGAGATAACCCACGCAGAGCATCATTCCTTGCTCGTATGGGTAACGCTGCAGGACCTGAGCATAAGCCTAATGGAGAGCCAACCCGCTTGTTGTTATCACTACAGGCGTGGGGCGCATCTAGTAAAGCAGATGCTAAGAAAAAAGCGGCAGCAATATCTGCTCGCAACAAGAATAAGAAGAAGTGAGGTAGTAGGTGTCATACGGGAATCCAGGTTCAACGCTTAACGACGAATTAAACCGTCTAGCAAACGGTGGCACCTACCCTGCTATTGCTCTTTATCTTGATAAGGCTGGAGCAGCACAGAAATGGGCTGCAAGAAAGTCTGTATCACTTGGCAATGTTACCGATGTAGTAGGAGTTCTTAACTATATTAAAGGTTATACAACTACACCACCATCGCTAGATCTTGCTGGTATCTGTAATGCTATTGCAGGTACTGTTAACCTAGAGCCTGCAGCAGCGCTGCGCGAGGTGGCTAATTGACGGCTACCTATAACCTTGTAGCACCACAAGCTACAACATTTACATTTGCATTCCGTCCACAAACTGGTGGAACTAACTGGAACCTCACAGGCTACACAGCAACTATGACTGTACGCCCGTTTGCAGGTTCTAGTACAACAACTTTGCTTGCCACTACAGCCAATGGCAAGATTAGTATTAACACCACAACATCTGTTATCACAGTTACATTTACTGCAACAGAAACTAATATCGTTCCAGAGACATATGCCTATGACTTTGTACTATACACAGGCAGTACAACAATCAGATTATTAGAAGGTAAGTTCCTAGTACCGATTGGAGTTACTGTCTAATGGCCGATACAATCATCATCATTGAGTCTGCTCAACCGCAAACATCCGTAGTTTTCTCAGCAGACCAAGGACCGCAAGGTACACCTGGCGTTACAGGGCCAACAGGTCCTACCGGTAGCACAGGCAGCACAGGTCCTACAGGACCTAAAGGCAACACTGGTAATACAGGTCCAACAGGACCTACTGGTTCTACAGGATCGACAGGAGCAACGGGTGCGACAGGAGCGACTGGACCTACAGGTAATACTGGAAGCACAGGCCCAACGGGAGCAACAGGGCCAACTGGACCTCAAGGAGCTACTGGCGCAACTGGACCAACTGGTAATACCGGAACCACTGGACCGACTGGACCACAGGGCGCAACGGGACCTACAGGCCCAACAGGATTAACTGGAGCAACTGGTCCTACAGGACCGCAGGGTGCAACTGGTGCGACTGGTCCCACTGGACCACAAGGAGCAACAGGTGCTACAGGCAGCACAGGTGCTACCGGACCTACTGGTGCTACAGGCCCAGGATATTCTGGAGTAAACTCCACCTCAACTATTACTATCGGTACTGGTCTTAAAACCTTTACTCTAACTAGTGGCTATGCTGGTGCTTTTATCACTGGTGACAGAATCAGAGCAATCCATTCTGATACTCCAACCTACTATATGGAAGGTCCTGCCAACTATGTTGGTGGTGGCACCATCATTATTACTGTTGATACAGCAGTAGGTAGCGGTTCCCATAACAACTGGAACTTCAGCATTGCGGGTTTGATTGGACCAACAGGCCCTACTGGTGCCACAGGCGCCACTGGCGCTACAGGTCCGACAGGCAGTACGGGTTCTACAGGCCCTACAGGGCCTACGGGAGCAGCAAGCACAGTGCCTGGACCTACAGGACCTACTGGAGCATCGGGCGCTACAGGCGCCACTGGAGCCACAGGAGCGACAGGTGCCACTGGTGCCACAGGCTCCCAAGGTATCCAAGGAATCACTGGTCCAACAGGTGCTACGGGTGCAACGGGTTCACAAGGACCAACAGGTCCGACTGGTGCTACAGGTTCACAGGGAATTACTGGACCGACTGGAGCCACTGGTGCTACGGGATCTCAGGGTCCGACAGGACCAACTGGTGCAACAGGTAGCGCAGGCGCTACAGGCTCCACAGGTGCTACTGGTGCTACAGGATCGCAAGGTCCTACTGGACCTACAGGTGCGACAGGTACAGCAGGAGCAACTGGTGCAACCGGTGCTTCTGGTGCAACTGGTGCAACTGGGGCAACTGGAGCTACTGGCTCGACTGGACCTACTGGTCCGACGGGCGCAGCTGGTGCAGATGCTACGGCGTTGCCAGGCATTTTAATGCTAGGTGGGATGTAAACTTATACCTTATGAAGGTAAATGAGTACTTTGACCGAGTTGTAGTGATTAACCTAGACCGCAGACCAGATCGTATGGACAAGCTCGGTCCACAGTTAGATGAACTTGGTATCGAGTATGAGCGCTTTAGCGCAATCGATGCTAAAGAGTTAGATGTTAAAGGTTATGTGGCTGGAACTATGAGCCACGTTGTAGTCTGGAAGAAGTACAAGGGTCAGAAGATTCTGGTACTAGAAGATGACGCTTTATTCTGTGAAGACTTCAATGAGAAGTTTGCAGAAGTAATGCAGACCTTGCCTCAAGACTGGGACATATTCTACCTAGGAGTATTGCTACCTAAGCATACTGGCAGAGTAAATGACATTAACAACCCGCACTGGTTTGCACAAGTAATGAGTACTGGTGCTCAGGCTTACTGCCTGAACCCAAGCAAGATGGATTACTTCATCCGTAAGATAGACGGATACGAATGGTACATCGATATAGCGTTACGCCTTGAGAATGTAGATAGCCATTGCTATGTAACTCAGCCCAACCTAGTAACACAATTCCCTTCATATTCAGATTTACGTGAACAAGAAGTGGATGACTTTTGAAAGTAGCCGTATACACAATCTGTAAGAATGAGGAAAAGTATGTCCAGCGCTGGTATGAATCAACCAGAGACGCCGACTACCACATCCTCACAGATACAGGATCAACCGATAACACAGTTGAGTTTGCTAGAAGTCTTGGTATCACGGTCCATCAGATTGCTCTCAATCCCTTTAGGTTTGATGACGCAAGAAACGCATCGCTCCTAGTAGTACCAGCAGATGTTGATTACTGCATAGCGTTAGACGCGGATGAAGTGCTTGCTCCTGGTTGGCGTGAAGCGTTAGAGAAAGCACACGCTGCAGGTATTGACCGTCCGATATACCGACGCCTTGAAGCATTTAATCCAGACGGTAGCGTAGCTACAGAGTTTAATGGCTTTAAGGTTCACCGCAGATTTGGTATCAGATGGCACTACCCGATACACGAGGTGCCTAACTGGTACTCAACGGAAGTTGAGAAGCAAGAGTTTATTGAAGGTTTTGAAGTACATCACCATCAGAACAAGGAAACATCTAGGGCGCAGTACTTACCGCTACTAGAGATGGCAGCTAAAGAAAATCCTGATGCCAGAAACCTGTACTACCTAGGACGAGAACTGTCTTACTACAAGCAGTGGGATAGATGTGCAGAGATACTCAAGCAATACTTAGAGAAGTCAATCTTTCCGCAAGAACGCAGCGCAGCTTGTCGAGTACTAGCACAAGCTGAGCCTAAGCAGGCTGAAGAATGGTTTATTAAAGGTACTGAAGAGTGGGCTTGTCGTGAGTCTTATTTAGCACTTGCTAATTATTACTACACACAAAAAGACTGGGAAGCCTGCCTTATGGTAGCAAAGAGAGCATTGGACTTTGATACAAAGCCAATGGAGTTCCTTGCAGAAAATTGGGCGTGGGGACATATGGCAGATGATTTAATTGCAGTTAGTGCGTGGCAATTAGGTGATTACAAGACTGCGCTAGAACACGGCCATAAGGCATTAGAAGTATCGCCTGATGACGAAAGACTTAAAAACAACGTGGAATACTACCGAGGGAAAATAGATGGCAACATTCAGCCAACTGGTTAATGAAGTACAGACTAACCTACAAGGTTACACCCTGCGCCAAGATCGTATTACTAACTTGGCTAACTCCGGTGGCATCTCTGCTACTGACCTATCTATCAAGATTGGTTCAGCAGATAACCTTGCTAAAGGCATCATCCAGATTGACGATGAACTTATCTGGGTTAACTCCTTTGACCGACAGAACCTTGTCCTTAACGTAATACCAGGCTTTGGTCGTGGCTATATGGGTACAACACCAAGCCCACACGCTGAGAATGCTCGCATCATCCTGACTCCTACATTCCCAGTAAATATGATTCAACAAGCTATCAACGATTCAATCAACTCATTGTATCCAAAGTTATTCCAAGTGGCCTCAACTACCTTTACCTTTAACGCAGCACAGATTGCGTACCCATTACCAGATGATGCACGCGACTTGCTCTTTATCTCTTGGCAAACACCTGGTCCATCTAAAGAATGGCTACCAGTAAACCACTGGCGCATTGACCGAATGGCAAATGTCTCTGCATTCAATACTAACAAGACGGTGAATATCTATGAAAAGATTGTCCCTGGTCGTACGGTCCAAGTCTATTATTCCACTATCCCAAGTAACCTCACTAACAGTAATGATGACTTTGCTGGCGTTACAGGCTTACCGGCATCGTCAAGAGATGTCGTTACTCTTGGAGCTGCGTACAGACTCCTCTCTTACGTTGATACCGGTCGTATTAACCTCTCAAGCGCTGAAGCAGATTTAGCAGATACCAAGCTTCCATCTACTGCAGGTGCATCTGCTTCTAAGTATGTCTTTGCTCTATACCAGCAACGCCTACAAGAAGAATCAAACAAGCTTCAAGACCGCTTTCCGATACGAATTCACTATACCAAGTAAAGAAAAGGCAGCATAATGACTCGGTTATATTCCAGCATCTCGGTTGAGACAATCCTCTCGGCCAGTATTACAAGCTCACAGACATCTATGGCTGTTACTACCGGTACTGGGTCTTCACTCCTTGGCGGTGTCACACTTGCTGCAGGTAACGTAGATCAGTTCACTATCGCTATTGACCCTGATACTACCAACGAAGAGATTTGCTTTATCACAGCAAACTCTGGTGATACCTTTACAATCGTAAGAGGTCGAGCAGGTACTACAGCAATTACCCACGCATCAGGAGCAGCAGTACGACACGTACTGACCTCTGATGATTTGATTTACTTTAACCAAGCAGTCCAGCCATCAACGCTGACTACCAAGGGCGATACCTTTGTGGCAACGGCTGCAAGCACAGTCACACGTCTTGGCGTAGGAACCGATGGTCAGGTGCTGACAGCAGATAGCACACAGACAAAGGGTATGAAGTGGGCTACGCCTTCATCGCTTCCATCACAGACTGGTAACTCTGGCAAGTATCTTACAACTGATGGTTCTACTACATCGTGGGGAACAGCAGTATCTACGCTAACTATTTCAATCAACGCGCAGACTGGTACTGCCTACACGCTTGTAGGAACAGATGCGACCAAGATGGTGACACTATCTAATGCAAGCGCTATCACAGTAACCGTACCTAATGGAGTCTTTACTGCAGGACAGTATGTTGACTTGCAGCAGATTGGCGCAGGTCAGGTAACTGTGCAGTCAGATGGAACTACAACTATTACCGGTACTGGTACCAAGCTACGCACACAGTACAGCGCAGCATCTCTGCTTTGCACAGGAACTAACACCTTCACGTTGATCGGAGATATCGCTTAATGGCAACCTATGGAATCCTTGGTACGCAGACTAAACCTGCTGCCACAACTCTGACTACTCTGGTAACAGGTGGTAGCAACGGAACTATCGTTTCATCTTTTCAAGCCTGTAATACAACAGGCTCTAACGATTCAATCCGCGTAGCACTCACACCATCAGGTGGTACTACTGCGGCTGCTAACTATGTCTACTACGACTTCACAATACCCGCTAACTCAACCTTGCAAGAGACTCCAGGTTGGACTCTTGGTTCTAGCGAAACGCTCAAGGTTTATTCAACTAACGGCAACATTGCTTTTACAGCGACAGGAGTAATCAACTAATGGCTGTCTCCTTACTGACTAACACATCAGCTACACCAACGCTTACAATCAACGCACAGAGCGCATCATATACGGCTGTCCTTGCAGATGGTAACAACGCTCTTGTTACCCTTTCCAACGCATCTGCTAACACATTCACAATTCCACCTAACTCTAGCGTGGCATTCCCAGTAGGCACAGTCTTGAACTTTGCTCAGACTGGAGCAGGCCAGACAACTATCACACAGGGTTCAGGTGTAACTATTACATCCGTAGGTGCTACAGCATCTGCTCCTAAGACTCGTGTTCAGTACTCGGCTGCATCCTGCATCCAGACCTCGGCCAACAACTGGCTAGTTTTGGGGGACATTGCGTGAGTATTCTTCCTGGCATTTATGCTTCACAAATAACGGGGCATTTAAGTACTAACTCATTTGAATCTATTGCTACTCAAACAGTAGGAGCAGGTGGAGTAACATCGGTAACATTTAGTTCCATTCCACAAACTTATAAACATCTTCAAGTTCGAGGTATATTTAAGCCAACAAGTGCATCTTGGATTATTGCTTATTTTAATGGAGATGCTGTTAATACTGGTAAGTATTCCGAACACGATTTGCGCGGTGATGGTTCAACGGTTGCCGCTGAAGCAACACCTGATGCAAACACATCATATTTTATTTTAGGTATTTCATCAGCGGCAAATACTTTTGCAGTGGGTGTAACAGATATTTTAGATTACACAAATACAAATAAGTATAAAACAATTCGTTCACTAAGCGGTATGGATGCTAATGGAAGTGGAAACATTGATTTAACTTCTTCTGGTTGGCGTGATACATCAGCAATTACACAAATTAAATTAGTAATTAACAATGGTGATACTATTCCACAATACTCATCATTCGCACTTTACGGAATTAAGGGGTAACAGACAATGGCAGCAGGTTCAACTTATACGCCGATTGCGACCACTACTTTAGGAAGTGCCGCATCGTCTTACACATTTACCTCAATCCCTAGCACTTATACAGATTTAGTATTGATTGTGTCAGGTTCTAATGCTGCTTCGGCATCACCTCTTATGCAGGTAGGCAACGGTTCTGTAGATACTGGAACTAATTACAGTATG